ACATTAGACCAGTTAGCTCCTTCATCAGTACTTAGCCATATACCCCTATTACCGTCGTCTCCTACTGTAACAACTTTTTCAGGTTTATTAGGAAAACACATAATATCATTAAGCTGTTTATTACCATTACCTACTGGTAATGATACTACAGACCATGTTGATGTTTCATGATTATATTTTCTAACTAACCCAAGTTTTCCACAGTAATAAGTCCTTCTTGTCATTTTTGAAGTTTTATATTTGTTATTTCCGGAGCTATGCTAGATGAATTAACAGTTTGTGTAATCTTTTTTGTATATGATGATATGCAATTACTACAAACTTGAGAACCATCTTTAGCTACTCGTTTTTGACATCCGCATGATAATCTAGTATTACAATTTGGACAATTCATATATTTTTGGTTTTTTGTTAGTTTAACAATCTACGGAACATCCACAACCACACGAAAGCTTTTTTAGCTTTGTCATTACATAATTGTATATATCCATCCCTTTTGTAGGATGATGACAATATTCTACTTCTACTTTAGCTGCTTGTAAATATATCTGTAATCTTTGTAATTCGTTTACTTTATCTTTTAACGGTTGTTGAGGATCACAAGCTTGTAGATCTAAACAACATAATATATCGTTAATTAGATTTAAGGCATTTGTTATTCTTAAATGATTATACTCAACATATACCGTATCGTTTGGTGATACCGAATATCTTATAATATAGATACCGTCTTGTAAATCATTATAGGTAACATCACAATTATATATTTGTAAACCTAATTGACAAGCGGTTATGTTAGCTGTAAAGCCCGCGTCTAGATTAGCTGCTTCATAACTTTGATAACTTCCCGGAGGTGTTATCTGTAATTTAGGACATTCTACAGGTACTTCTTCGCTATAAATACTTGTATCTATAACACGTATAATACACTTGTTTAATGTATCAGGAACTTCTAAACTTAGCTGGTGCTTTGCCATAATACAAATTTACTAAATATATTTAAAAAAAGGGAGAGGAGATTAAACTCTCACTCCCCCATTTTTTTCTAAAACTTAATTATGAAATTAATCACCTGGGGTAATCGGTTCTTCTTCACAGTCAAAACAACCCACATATTCAAAACCAACACATGTTTGATTACATGATTCTAACCAAGTGCTGATGAAGTTTTCAAAATTACTATCACCTGGAGCAATATTCAATCCTGGAGCTAGACTTAAGTTAGGAACAATAATCTGTAGTAAGTATTGATCATTATCAAACACTCCAGTAGGATTGTTGAAACGAGGAATACTATGTTGGATATAGTATCTACTATACAAAGCGGTACGAACAATAGCGCTGCTAATATCATATCCCTGAGTTACTTCACGAATACGAAGATCCATGTTAGTAGCAAAGTTATTTTGCATATAAGATTGAGATAGGATTAATTCTTTAAGAATTGTATCTCCGTATCCATTACCTTGACGAGGAGGACATTCTTGAACAACACAGATACCTGTGAATAAACAAGGATCTCCAGTGTAATCTACTTCAGAAGGAAGAATCTTAACAGGCTCTTTCTCAAAGTAATCAGTTGGATAGAAAGTACAATTTCCGAATACTGTATCTACGTAAGCTCCGGTAAATGTCATACCAGCACAAAGATCTTCAAATGGACCAGCTGGAGATACATAAGAATCCCAAGCTAAAGTACCAGCTCTAACCGCAGCATCATAAGTAGTTTTAGTATAAGATGGACCTACGTTAGTACCAGTAGTATCCCAAATTTGGATAGCGATAAATGGAGCAATCAATGGACTGTTAAAGAATGCTTTAGCCCAACCGATATATACTAATGTTGGATCAACTGCTGTTGGAACAAGTTCATCAGCACAACATCCGGTATAGTAATCAGCTGTATAGTAGCTATTACGAGTTAAGAAACGTAAAGCTGGAGAACCTTTGATGTCAAGACGTAAGTAGTAAGTCTCATCACATAAGAATGGTTTACAGCAATTAGGTGTACCTTCATCTTCAGTGAAAGGAGTAGTTCCTACATGTACGATATTAGCAATCGGAGGACATGGGTCAACACGATATGCTCTTGTAACATACTTAGGGTTAATAGCTTTAGACTTAATGGTTTCACGGTATCCGCCATGAAAAGGACCAATTTTGTCATTTGAAAAAATTGCTTGACTAGCAATAATAATAGGACAACAATCAGTAGGAGGAGTTGTAGAAACATTGAATGATTCATATGTTTTAGCATCAAATACACCCCAGATACGTCCTGAAGTTGGTAGAGCTGTAGCAGATACAGTTGTAGTTGAAACACCACTGGTAGTAATACAACCTGTAGAATCCACTGTGTACCCTCCACCTGGTACATTACTTGCGCCCCCAACAAATGTTTTCTGGAACGCATGATTAAAATAAGCCATAGTCGTTAAAATTTAAAAGTTATACAAAAAATTTATAATACAATATACAAAATTATTTTAAAAACAACAATTTATATTTAGTAGAATTAATAGATGATTTAATAGTATCTAAGTCATTAATAATTTCACTATAAGGCATCATACCTTGTAGATCTGTAATCATACCACAAAGATCATTTAAATAAGCTACAGCTTCTTCAACTGAATTTAAACTTCTAGGGGTTGAATCAGTATAACTTAATAAAGATTCAGAAGCTCCTTGAAATCCTTCAGCTAAATCATCAGCATGACCTGGTAAAGCGTCATATATTTCATTTAAAGCTTTATGAGCAGCAAAAGAACCTTCACCTGTTACTTTTAAATGAAGCTTGTGAAAGCTTGTTGCAGCGTTCATAAGTTCTGATACACAAACTGATACACTTGATTCTAATGAATTTGTAGGTCTCTGCGTAGAGTTTCCTTGATAAGAATTACTAAAAATACTCGGCCTTGATAACGTTTTCATAAATATATAAATTAATTATTGTTTTCTCCTTGTTGATTAGACATGATATACTGGTTACTAGATTCAATATCACCTGAGATTATTTTACAAGCTTCGGATATAAGTACTTCGGTAATATCATCTTTAAATTCACATTCAACATCGCCGGTACTAATTAAACCCGTATATGGATCCGTACAATTGGTTATTTGTATATTAATGGGTTTTCTATAATAATATAAGTTAATATTATCTATATAAAACTCATTATTAGTATATATTCTAATCTTATTATTAATAAGGGTACCAAAGGTTTCACCCCATTCAAAATTGGGTTGTTTAAGTTTATCTCTCAATAAGATAGGTATATTAGCTTCTTCTACTAAATATACTACAATTGGTTTAGGATCTTTACAACACTCACTAGTACCATAAACATCGATCCTTTTAAACTCCATGTAATTTTCTGGTAATTCATTTAATGATTCATAGTATGTATCATACTTAATCATTTGAACAGGTTGCGAATTTAGTAAAATTTGAAGGTCATCTATTCTTCTTTTAGATTGTTCATCTCCTTGTTTTAGAATATTTGTACCTACAAGTTGTCTTCTACACCACATTATTTGGCCTCGGTTAAATGCTTCAATAATCTGCCAACACTCAATATTATCATAATCTTGAGAATCCAGCTTATTTAACCTTTGTTTTACCTTTATCTGTAGAGTTAGATTTAACACCTTTTTCTAATTTTTTCTTTATTTCACATTGCCCATCCTGGACCATTTTACATATACATTGCTGAGGATATAATAAACACCACAATGACTATTTCTTTTTACGCATTTTACTTAAAGTTTTAGCTAGATTGGCTTGTCTTTTAGTAGTGGTACTAGCTGTAGAACCAGGTTTAGTTACTTTAGCAGCATAAGCAGCTGTTGACATATCGGCAGCTTCAGCCTTAGCTGAAAAAGCTCCTGGACGTTTAATAGCTCCTTTAATCCAATTTTTAGAACCGCCAGCTTTAAATATACCACGACCTTTAAGAACATCAGCCCTAGTAACTTTACCATCTCCAGTTAAATCTGGGAATTTAGTAGAACCGCCTTTTTTATAAGCTTTCTGAGCTACTTCGTTATAAGCTTTATTAACCTTCTTTTCAGTAGGCATATTTTGTTTTTTCTTTACGGTTTGTTTAATAATTTTCATGATATATATAATTAACAATTCCATTTTCTTAAAGCTAATGCTTTTCTTGTAGGTCTTCCTTTTTCATCTTTCATAGGTCCTTTAACACCTGACATTCTAGCACAAAATGATTTTCTTCTATTAGCTGCTTCACTACCTTTCTTTAGTTTAGAAGGTGGTGTTGTAACGGCCATCTTAAGTTTTGAACCTGGATTTTCTCTACGATAAGAAGCTACACCTTTACGGTTTAACCCTCCTTTAGGATCCTTACCTTCCTTACGTGTCCAAGCAGGAGTAGATCCACCTTTCTTCATTTGAGGTGTCTTACCAGCTTTCTTCATTGAGATAGCTATTGCTGCTTGTTGTGATTTATTCTTAGCCATGATTATCTACCTTGACCTCTATATTTTTTAGGTTTCTGTTCCTTAGGACCAAACTTCTTTTTAGCTTTTCCTGTAGTTTTACTACCGAAACTAATCTTTCCTTTTTCGGCTTTACCTGTTGTTTTAGCCATATTTATCTAAATTTACTAGCTTTCTTAGCTATTGTTTTAGGTTGTTTTACAAACTGTTCACCTTTTCTATTACCTTCAGCTTTAGCTTTATTAGTTGCTGCTTTTTCTCCTGATGATAAAGAACTCCAAGCTGCTTCTGGAAGATACCTCTTTTTACCTTTGGATTTAACTTCTTTACTAGAACCTTTCTTTTTATTAGCCGCAGTTCCGGAAGTCATCCATTTCTGGGCAGTCCAATCTTTTAAACTTTGTTGAGGATCTTTAGCCATTACTTTTTTGTTTTATAGCTACCACCTTTAGTCTTATATTCTTTAGCAAGTAATTGTGCTTTTCTAGCTGACCATTCACCAGGATCTCCACCTTTTGTACCGGCTTTGATTTTATTAAATAATGTCTTTCGTAAACCAGGCTTAGTATATACACCAGCCTGATTTACTTTAGACTTACTATTTTTAGATACTTTCATTATTTCTTTTTACCACCGTTTTTCATCTCCATAGATTTTCTTACAGCTCTATTCTCTATTCTTTCTTTACGACGATATTCCCCTGGTTTTAAATTTTTTCCGTACTCCATATTAAAATTTTCAGTTCTTTTCTTTAAAGAAGGTTTTTTAGGTAGAGAAGATTTTTTAATAGTAGGAGTCATGGTAGTAGGACCACCGATTTGTTTCTTACCCATCATACCACCTTTTTTAGCAAGTTTAGCATCGCTCATAGTAGTACTAGCTTTAGTACGAGATTCTGGGCTATAAGTCTCAAGATTAGCTTTAGCGTTAGGATTAGCCATACCGCCAGTCATCATTTTCTTGGTACCTTTTGTCATTTTTTTCATTGAAGCTTTCATTTTATATAAAAATTAAATATTTATACTAATATACTAATTATTCCAATTAGGTTCAACTTTTTTTAAGATGTCTGTTAAGATTTGGTCATTTAATGGATTTTTTAAATATTCCAAAACATCTGCTTGTGTACGACCTAATAAAGCATTACTTGAGTTATGATAAATAAACCCATCACCTTTTAAAACAATAGTTTTTAAGAATGTCGCATCTTTTATCAAAGCTCTAATTTTTAATGTTTCAATATCTTGATTACAAGCATCTAAAAACATTTGAGCAGCTCTTCTAGCATTATTTTCAACACCTTCGCCGTTTATAAACTTATCAGCATTATCATAGATAACATCTGTAGGAGTTGATTTTTTATACTGGATACTATTAATATCCAATACTTTCATTACGTAGAATAGTTTATTTACATTCTTAGTATAAAGTTTATCTAACTCAGAGATAGCTTTATTACGAAGTTTCTTAACCTCAGTTTTTGTACTTACAGTTTCTTCATACCTATCTAGGTAAAACTTTGGCGCGGTTGGTTTACTACGAGCATCTTCGTAACTACGAGCTACCATACTAAATCCACCAGCTTCTATAGCGTATATTTTAATTAAATCAAAAGGATTATTAGCAGGATCTAAATATAATGGTTCATTACCACAACGTAATGATATCTTAGACCAAAAATCATGATTATCCGGACGTAGTAATTCTACTTTATTCCAAAAATCAGGATCTTGTTCATCAATAACATTAGCAGCAAGTTCTTTTTCTAATTGAGCTATGGTTTGTCTAATGTCTTTAATTTTAGCTTCTTTAAATTCTTCAGGAAGTTTTTTAATTTCAGGAGCAAATTCATTAAGACCGGTTAAGTATCTAGCTGTACCATTAGCCTCTAAACAGGCTAATTGTTCTTCATGATATACTCCGTCGTGCATTGAAAGGTTATAATTTTCAAGACCCATGTTAAATCTTTTTCCATCAAAAAAGGGTCTAACCGTAATAGCTTTATTACGGGAATTAGCTGGTATTTCTACAATTGTAACTGACATAATTTATTGGTTTTATTTATTGGTTATTAAATTTAATTTATTTCTGGTTGGTTTATAATTTCAAGATAACTTTGATACTTTCTTTCTAGATAAACTGTTGAGTCTTTGTAGAGTAGGTCTAGTACTTTTTTACAATCTTCTGAGTAATAGTGGACTTATCTCTATCAACACCTCCTTGTTTAAGAATGGTCCTGATAGTTTTCCGAGTCATCCCCAAGGTCTTCTCTATAAAAGTTTGAGAAGATCCTTGGTTATATAACTCTATTACTTTATTCTTTTGCTCTTCAAAGAATATGTGATATGTGCAACCCTATTGCTGTTTTTTACTAAAAGCTCCCGCCAGTAATCGGATTTCTCATAACGATTTTCAACACTTTTGTGGGATCCTTTACCCAGATAGCTGGCATAGTCTGTGTCATGTATACACGGTATCCGTTGAATTGACCGCTAGAAGCGAATCCTTGTGTACGTCCCATGTAGTCCATAGTACCATTCTGATACCACCATTTCAACTGATTATCCCAAGATAACTTCAATAAGAAGATGTTATCGTTAGTGTTATCGGTTACGTCAAAGATAATGAATGAATAAGAAGATAATGGGAAACCATCAATGATTGGGTTTTCAATATCGTTAGTATTCAAGTTATCAAACGCTGGATTCAATACAAATTTTACGTTAGCCAAGAATGGAATAACGTAGCTAGTGTAAGCAAATCCAAAGTTAAGATCCATAGCTTGACCAGAGATAGCTCCGATACCGTTTCCGCTTGGACCCGCGTTAATTAACAATCCTGATGCAGCAGCTTCTTGTTTGATAGCTTCATTAACAAGACGCATACCTCCCATACCGGTTTGTACAATAAGTTGACGCTTAGGATCTGGACCTTTGAAATCAACCTTACCAGCATAGAAGTTATAAAGCTCAGAACGGAATAAATCCAAGTTAAAGCTATTTTTGTTGTAGATACGCTTAAATGAGTTATCAAGCTGTCTCCAAAGACCGACAGATAAACGAAGATCATCTGGACCATCTTGACGAACTCTACCTCCTTGTCCCCACATTAAGTAGGTTTCAATATCACTAGCTACTTTAGATAAGTGAGCAGCTTCCATTGTAGTTAAGAAAGTACGAGAAAGAGCACCATTTTTAATAGCGTTTTTAACAGCACCTGGACCAAGTTTTTTAGCCATGTCATCAAGACTAGCAATAGATGGATCCATAGTTTTGTCAAAGTTTCTCCAAATCTCAACTACTGGTACAGTGCCATCAGCGTTCATACCACCTTTAATCATAAGGTCAGCACGAGAAGAGATAGAATAATGTACGTGAGCTTCAGCTCCTCCTACGAAATTGTAGAATTCACGGAAACCAGCACGAGTTTGGATATCAGAAAAACGCTCTCCGTATTCACCACGAGCAGAACCTTTACGGAATACCCTTGTTCCTGACATTAAGTATTTGTTGTCAAGGAACTGGAAGTTATCATTATTAACAAGTTGAACAGTGTAGATATAACCGTCACCTGATGGAATAATATCATCAGCGGTGATGTACATTTCTAATCCGTTAAATTTGTCATAAGTAATAATATCACCATGACCAAATTCACGCTTATTAATTTTAATACGGAAGGTAGTTCCGTCAGTACCTTTTTGGTTATTAGCAGGCTCAATATCTTCAATAATATAAGGAAGATCTTGAGGTACTGGAACTTGCCATTTGTACTCACCTCTAGCGTTGTCTACCATGATAACGTTCTTTCCACCAAAAGAAGACATCTGGTAAAGAGGCATTTCAACTTTTTGAGCCATAGCCCATAGGTCTACTGGTCCTAAATCCATAGGATCAGCATTTCTTAGCATGTTAACTAAGTGATAGGAATCAATGTGGGATGATGCCTGGTAAGCAGTGTCACGCAGGAATATCCCATTGTTTAAAACTGGAGTTGCCATTTCTATATTTAATTTAAATTGTTAATCAAAAACGTTTAAAAAAGTTATCGTCGTTACCTTTTATTCTTTTAGTTCTTCGCTCATCCTTTTCAATAACCGGAGTTGCTGAATTCTTTATTGTTTGTTCCATCTTTAGTTTCTTAGCTACGTCAGAAGCAGCAATCGTTTGACCTTGTTCTAAAAGCTTTTTCTTATAACTTTTAGGATCTGCTAATAACCATAAAGCTTCAGCTACTAAACTATGATCTGGTTCTACATATTGGTACTTCTCTAATAAGTGACCTAGTAGATTAGTTGGTCTACCGCTAACAGATGGATAATTAGGTTCTGTTAAACCGTAGTATAACATACTTTGAGTTTTCTTATCAAGTTTAACTCCGTTTAATTGACCTGGTTTAAGTGTTTCATAAACATTAGTCATATAATTTTGAGCCGCTGCTTGTTGACGCTTCTTGATATTTTCTTGATCGGCAAGTTTTTTAGCAATAACTTGTTGTTCAACAGCGTCTAACTTTGGTTTAAACTTGTTAGCTTTATCTACAATTTCTTCTCTATCCTTAAGCTTTTCAATTTCTTCTTCGATCTCTTCTACAGTTCCATAATTAGTATTAGTAAGATGTTTACGTACAATAATTTCAGCATCTGATTCATTACCAGGATCTAAAGATCTATTTTCTTCCATAGCACCTAACACTTTAAATAAAGATTTTAAATCTTTATTACCATCTTCAAAGTATTTATAAGCTAGTTTAAATTCATGGGGTAGATTATCAAAAAAATCTTGAGCTACTTCAGTACGCATTTCTTCGACATTAGCTTCTAATAAAGATTCGAAATCTTCATCAGTATACTCATCAATTGTTTTGTCCCCTTCGAAATCATAGAGTAACTCTTTCTCTATTAATTTTTTAAATAGGTTTGAGTTAGGTGAAGTAATTTTAGATTCGGTTGATTCATAATCTTCATCAGTTTCTTCACCTGTAGCCTCATCGATAATATCATCGATAGTATTATCGGTTGCATTTGTTGTTGACGAAGTTGTTTCAACTTCTTCTTGTAATTCAGGATTGTCAAGGAACGCTGTAGCAGATTCTTCCTTTTGAAATACTTTAGGTTTTATTGCAGGTTTCTTTTCTGGTTGTGTTGGAACCATTACATTTTCGGAACCTGGTAAACCTAATAATTCATCAAGATTTACTTCAACCTGTTGAACAACGGTTTCTTCTTTAGCTGCCATAATTTTTGTTGGTTTTAAATTAATATACTCAAAAATAGAATCTTTAAGTTATATAATTAAAATTAATTACAAAGTTTTTTCGATATTATAACTATGTAGATGTCTATTTTTCTTTTGTATTGTTTGATTTACTCTTTTTATCAAATTTATTTTTGTTTTCTTTTGCTATAAGTAATTGATTATCAGATATAGATTTTTGAGTTATAAGTTTTTCTCTTTCTAAGTTAATCTTCTCTCTATCAATATTTTGATTACCGATTTGTTTTTGTTGTTCGATATTCATTTTTTGTTGATACTCATCAGTTCTTTGAATATCTTTTAAAGCATCTTGGAAATCGGATACTTCGTTTTTATTAAGATCTACCATTGAACCATAACCCGCTGCTTGAATTTCTCTTTCGATAATTCTAGTCTGACGATCTTTATCATTCTGATCAGCTTGGAAATCCATCTTAGCTTTTTCTTTAGCAGCTTCAGCTTCAATTTGTTGTTGTTGTAACTGTTGAGCCTGTTGCATTTCAGATTGACGAGCTTTCTGACTTTTGCTATCAATGTTTTTAAGAGCTGCTTCTATTTCAGCCATAGATGTTGATCTAATAACAGAACCTAAGTCATATATAGAAGCTCCGGCTGTATTATTAGTCATAGCTAGTTGTTTAAGTTGTTCAACTATAGCTCTGTGATTAGCTCTGGTTGTAGAAAATATATTAATATCTCTTAACAAAAGATCTGTACCATTTATCTGAAAGTTCTTTCTTTCATCTAAACTGGTCATATATTGTAACCTAACTGAAGGTTTATTAGATTGATAATACTGTGCTAGGTTAGTTCTCATCTCATGTACTCTAGGCATAAGATAATCAGAATGTTGTATAAAGTAGGTTTCGGTTTGAGCATATGATGTACTCATTGCTACGTTAACCTCGGTAGCCGTTTGTTGTTGTATAGGTTGAGCTCCCATCCGTTGCATATTAACTCCGATAGTTTCATATGCTTGTTGTTTAAAGAAGTTAGCTAATTGAATCCTAGACATTAAACGGTTAGTCTGTTCCATATCCAGCTTTTGAAAATGTTGGAAGTTTAACGCATTTTCAGTATTAGTAATGCTTGTATCTAAAGGTAGCATCTGAAAATTCTTCATCGCTACATAAGCTTTAGCGTAATTTCCTTTACCCCAATCTTCTCCTAAAGAATGTTTAGGAAGTGAGTTCTGATCTAATAAGATTACTGTACCTAACTCATCAATAAGTATATCCGCAATTTGGTTATTAACTAGGTTATAGGCAATTTGGTAAGGCTTCATTAAATCTACTAAAGACATAGAATAGGTATTTCTATCAGAAAATACAGATCCTTCTACTGGAAGTTTACAACCATAAACAGTAGTATCTCCTTTAAATTGGAACTTCAATGGTCCCATCCTATTCTGGTTAATACCTAAGTATATAGGATTAAATCCATCTCTAGTTCTAGATTCCCAGAAACTAGGTCTATTAGGTCCGATCTTTACCCCTCCTAGAACTTGGTTAATCCAAAACCAATCTATGTGTTCACCATATATTAGGTTATCTTTACCTTTATTCTTAATTAGGTTAGTATTATAAATAGGCTTATCGGTTATTTTATAGGACTCGTCTACAATATTTTCTGTTACTTGTCCTGATTCATCTATCTTTGTAAGGTGCCCAACTCGATATTGGGATTTCCAATAAGCTGTTGTAACCCTAAGCATATTACCGTATAGGTTATACAAGTAGTCTTCAGATTCACTTAATATCCATTGTACAATATCGCCACCCTGATTTAGGTAGTCTCCCCACATACTCATATATTGTCTATAAGCTAATGAAGGAGCTCCGTTATTCCATTTATAAGTTTGAGTAGCATCGTAATATGAACCATCATTTTGTTTACCTGGAACTACATAACCCGCTGATCTAACAGGGTATAACTTTTCTAAAGATAACATTTGATCTTCTGTCATTAACCATCCGTATTTATCAATAACGTCGGCTACAGTCATCATGTCAAATTTACCTACCCAAGATCCTTGTGAAATATATCTTACTTCCGGAGACTTATGATAAAATGTTAAAATAGGGTTCCACAATTCAATATCATAATCATCTTCCATCATTTTAAAATGCCAAAACTCAGAATCTGTAATAAGGCTATCACGGAAAGCTCTTTCTTCAAGTTCCTCCATATAGAATCTTTCTTCATCAACTTTCTTCTGATGTTCCGCCCATTGTTCAGTTAAACTGATATAATTCTTTTCAAAAAAATGTTCTATTTCAGGTAGGGTTTTTAGCTTTTCTGGTTGTAGTTCTTGTTGAAACTCTTCAGAATCAGGACTAACACCCATTTGTATAAGATTCATTTTAATCTTTTCGTAAGCGTCATTTACCAAAACTTCCTCCAATTGAGAACGTTTAAGCTCAAGCATCTCGTTAAAAGAGAATTCATCACTACATCTGAAAGTTACTTGAGAACTTCTTTTAGCAAATTCAGCAACAAGGGTATTAATAACGTTAGGAATAATTGGATAAAACTTAAGCTCTAAAGCTGCTTGATCATCTTTAGTTAAGACCTCTACAAGATCTGCCATCTCATTATCTTCTTCAACTATATAATCCGTTCTATCTATAACACCTTTAGCTAGTTTATAGTTTTTCAATAACCGGCGAGCTTTTCTATGGATTTGTTTTAAACCTTCCCATTCTAACCAGTCTACGTTCCAAGCATGCCATTCTTGAGTTTTCTTTTCTGTTGGAATAAACTGGATCGGCTGGGTTAATGTGCCCATTCTGGTTATTTCCGCTTTCTTTCCACTCTTTAGGTCTAGCGCGTTATATATTTCCATAACTATCTTAAATTCTTAAATGCCTGTTTACTATATTTATTACCTCTATTACTAGAAGCATTACCATAATGGACAAAAGGGTTTTTAGTAAATTTACTAAATTTATTATAATTATCCAATTTTTGGGAGTCTGTATAAATGGTAACTTTTTTATATCCTCGGTTAGATTCTTGGATTTTAACAAAAGCTATTAAAGAACAGTAAGCTACCATCCTATCGACGTTAACCCCATCTCTATAAGCTTTCATTTCTTTTAGCAACATTATATCAGGGATTCTTTCAATCCCATATATTCTTTTAACAATTTCTCCATCTTCTTTGGTTACGGTATCTAATTCTTCTTTTAAAAACTCTATACCATATGAAAGTAGGTGATTCTTAAATAAGGTACCCGTGTTTTTCCAACCATACTGTTGATATACATTTTTATTAGCCCCTATATCTTTTAAGAACATGATTTGATCCTTAGGTACCAGATACTTCTGTTTCTTTTTGGATATCATATATTGTATGAAAAGACTCACGTTATTTTCAACAACCGTCCAAGCATTGTAAAGCTCTATCAATAATTCTAATCGTTCATGAGTTCTATTAAGATCATCAAAACGACCACACCAAGAAGCTACTATTTTACCATGCTCAATAGACGTTTCAGAAGTTTCAGCTTGAATACGAGTAACTTCTTTAGAGTTTTTATATATATAAATAGAACATAAAGAATCACTCGTTGTTGTTTTTCCCTCCGATACCGGGTCTACTGCGGCATAATACTCTCCAAATTCTGGATTATTTCTAGGAAGTTCATATATTACAACAATACCTTCTTTATTTTCTTCAGCTTTTTTAATAGGAAATTCTAATATAGGTAACTTACTACTAGGTTTTAATTCAGCTTTACCTTCAAGATTTCTAAAAATATCCATATATTGGATAGGATATTCTTTGTCTTTTATTCGTTTTTCCTGAGCTTCAATTAAATTAATAGGAAATTTAGATTCTTCCCTATAATCAAAAGCTTCCTTTAGATTACGAGGTTGTTGAGATATTCTTAGTTGGTATTTATCTGGAGCAAGATTTTTTTTCCAGTCAGTAAATTGTTTATTTAAAAAAGATAAAGCGTCTTCTACCTTTGAATTTCCATATTCATCAATAAAAGGAGGCATCGACCATTGCTCTGGAATGAATAATCCTGTACGACCTATAGTTCCTAAATCATCTATAAGATCTGATTCTACAACGTATATATCATTATTATCTGGTTCAAGAATTAAATCTTTTAAAGGTTCACACTGAGATAAATCTCCGACTGATCCGGCTGCTATAAACATACCAGTATAAATAGTACCAGATTTCATAGCTGGCATTAAGTATTCTTTAGTAGTATTCATCTTCGGGGCAATACCCGCTTCTTCATGAAAAAAGTATTTACAAGGTCCCCCTACCCCTGTAGTAGGATCTTTTTCAAAAGACATTCCTTGTATTACTCCTTTTAAACCTCGTTCAATCTTTCTTTTATCGTACCCTGTAGTAACTTCAATCTTTTGTTGCCACATAAGGGTTTTACTAGGATTCATTGGTCTATACCAAGCGGTATGACTATTTAAAAAGTTTTTATATTCATCAAGAAATTTCCAAGTTCCTTTTTCATTAATATAGTCTTTAAGACTGGCTCCTATTTTTAGTATAGCTCCTTCTTCAAACCATATCTGATTTATGAATTTACCAGCATGAAAATATGATGAGGCAATCTGCCTTTTCTTTACTATAGCTACATGTTTATGATGTAGCTCAGCTAATACCTCATATAAAGCCATATGATATTGAGCATCACGAATTTTAGCAAATCCGAATTTACTTTCTTCTTTATCATAAATAGGAAGAAAGTTTAACCACATATAATAATCTCTTGTAAGATACCATGTATTAGGACCGTCTATGTAGATTACGCCTTTTCTACACTTTTCTTTTTGATCATCCCAATATTTAATGAAATCCGTTGAGTTCCTAGGATGAACGCAGTATAACTGGTTTTGGTTGAAATTTCTACTTTCTTGGTTGAAAACAAAGGCTGTTTGGTTAAACTCGTATTTACCCGGCTCTTTAAAGAGAGGAACAAGAAAATCTTTAAACTTATCCGTATTTTCAAATTCAGTATAAGTCCAAGTTCCATTATCCCAAGTTGGTATTACTAGTTGGCTCATTCTTTAGATTTGGTTTTCTTTTCTGAAGATTTTAATATAAAATCCACTAAGTTGTTATGACTCTTGTTCCTAATAACATTATTGTGATTTCCGTTAAAATATTCAGAATAGTACTCTCTTTTAAAAGCACACCATTCATTAGTGTAATGATTGTAGTGAAATACCCAATCATATAATTTATCATTACTCATTTTTTGGTAATTTAACAGTTTTAGTTTTAGATAATTCTGTTTTAATTTTTTCTACAGAATTTCTTCTAATTTCTAAAGATTTATAAGGATCTGTAGATACTTTAAAAACATAATCAATTAATTCAAGTATTTCTTTTGTTTCCATAATATATTTTATTGATCATAAGCTAATCCACCTCCACCACGTACCCTGGATTGTTGTTCTTCTATCAAGTCACGTTCTGTATTTTTAAAAGAATGTCTTATTTTATCATACTTTTCAGCAGCAGCAATAATAGAATTAAAGTTTCCATCTCTACCTACTGTAATCTTAGCACTAGATAAGTAATCCCCTATATTGTCTAAAGCAGTTTTTATTCCTTTATAGGCTCTTTGGGTAGCAGTAGTATATAATTTTTCACATAATTTTAAAGCTTCCTGTATCCCTTTGTCTTCAGTAGTAAAGCTCGGATCCAGCTGTTGCATTATAACCTCCTCTCTTTCAAGTTCTTTTATGTTAAAGAATGGATTCATATCGGGATCATAACAAGTCATGTAAAATAAATATTGATATATTTTAAGATACTGATCTGGGTAAGTATCCATTATATACTTTAGTTCTTTTAAAGTATAACAATGTTCAGTAGGAACTATTACACCATTTTCAATATCAAATAATTTAATCATTCTGTAAATATAGTAATATTATTACTTTTTTATATCATAATAGAAACAATCCGAATCTTCAGTAATCCATTTATTTGAAACGTTTTCTACGCTAATTAGTTCTTGATCTACCTTAATATCTTTTACAGGGATCGGAAAATCCTTAGTTACCCAATTTGAATCCTTCCAATATATCCGATTATTAGGTTGGCATAATAAATACCCTTCATCAGCTACTAGTAAGTGACCGCATTTATAATCACTGGGTTCATCTGAATAAGGATTACTATACCAGTCTATTGTCATAAGATATTTAGCCCAGACTAAACTGTTGTCTTTTAGTACAACTTTACATCTTTTTTCAACTAGATAATCATATTTAGTAACTGAGACATTTTCTGAAAAACAATCCCAAAGCTGTTTAAAATCATAAGATATATCAGCAATAGGTTCTTTTAAATAGATTTCGGATAAAGGAATTCTCGATCTTAACATACCGTAGTCAGTCATAACATGAAAGGTTAGTATCTTATTAGATAAAGACTGAATAGCAAAAGCATAACCTTGATGATATTTATCATTATCTTCAGGGTTTTTAGTAAAATGTGAAACTCTTACTAAACACTTAAAACTAGGTATGTTATGATTTAGTGTTGACATCTTTTAAATGATTAATTATTGTAATTACCTCATCCTTATAATAGGGTACTTCATACTGGATCATATCTTTAAAAAGAGGTTTACCGTCATGATCTTTAACTAAATTCCTTACATTATACTTATTTCGGGTATGTTCCTCAAATATAATATGTTCTATAGTTAGTTTTCCTGGTTTCAGTTTAGGGTTATGTTTTAGTATGATATACATATAAATACTTAACTGTAACCCATATATGAGTAGTTCGCAATTATCTAAATGATCTAAAGGTGCTAACAAAGTATCCCGTTTTCCTTCCCAGTTTACAAAACCTTCGGTCTTTATTTCTTTGTTAGTTTTATAATCAGATATATTAACATAACCATCTATGACTTCTACTCTATCTGCTTGACCACATATACCAGCTGACTTTAGATAAACCATATGTTCGGGATATATACCATTAATTAGTTTTTGTTCCGGAGCATATTTTATACCGTCTATAGTATGTGATTTAAAGATTGGTAAATCTATGTTGTTACGGGTTATTGTATTAAATTCAAGAATATCAGATTCTCTTTGGTTATGATACCATGTACCTAATATAATAGCATCATCGACCTCTTGTTTCCAATAGTCTTTTATTTGAGTTGCTGTTAACCCATACCATTTTGATTTTTTGTTAGTTGCGCATTTTTCAGCAATACTATCTGGATCAAACGGTTTTTTAAACTTTGATAAAATAGAAGTTACACTTATCCATTTTATACCGTCATTTTCTATACTTTCATAGATATGACCTTTGTCAATAAATTTAATTGCCATAATATATAATTTTGGTGTTATCAGTCACCAAAAGTTACATACTACTCAAACTTATATCCTATAATTTCATTACATGATCCGTCACATTCACAATCCATTATATGACAACCTCTACGAATAGGGGTAATTGACCCATTTATTGTAGAACTTATATTATCATATTTTGGGGGATTACCCGTGATTTCGGATATTATTCTTGTACTATCGCACACCGGACAGGTTACCGTTGTTGTACCAGTTGTTACTGTAGGATCAAGACCTGTTCCTAAACAAAGAGGACATATTTGCCACATACTATTACCATTTAGGTTCATTATTAGGACACGTTTCTTCGGGTACTCTTAATTTAAGTTTAAGACTACAACCACATATACCACAACAAGGTTGAGTACCTGGAACATAACACGTATCACCTTTAGTATCTAAAAAGTTACAAGTTGAACATATTTTCATACGTTCCCTAGCTAACTTTTCTATTTTTCTTTTTCTAAAGATGAAGTTCCAAAATCCTCTAAAGATTCTTGTGAATTTAAGCGGCTTTTCCATTTTTTTAATTTATATAATTTTTTACGGTTTTCTTCTTCAAGAATTTTTTTATAGATAGCTGATAAAGATTCTAATTCTTTAGAAAGCTTGTAGTGTTTAGCTGTATTAGAATATGAATTAGGAGGAGTTGCATTTATAAGAAATTCTACTCTTTTTATCTTTTTAATTAACTTGTTTTTATTAACTGAAAAGGTTCCTAAATTTTCGACTAGTATTTCAGGATGTTCAAGATTAACTAGTGTATCCTTTACTTCCTTAAAATAAAACTCTAATACATCTTTAACAGTTGCTTTGTCAAGATTATTTAGAGTACAGAACTCTTCAATTAATTCTTCAGGTGTTTTCGGATTCAATTCTAACTATTTTAAAATCTAATAAAATATTACCGGTAATTTGTATATTCAAGTTTTCATTAAGTTTTATACGTTTTTTTTCCTTACCGTTTTTATATGTAAGGATTAGATTCTTTTTTTCTAAAACTGGTAATGAGGTTCTTGTAGATTGAGAGTTCTTGAATATATTATGTTCAGCAACACTATCACAAAAAATTCCCAACTCTTGATCCCCGGTTAGAGCTAATAGAGTCAAACAATCTAAGTTTTGTTCACTTACCGAAAACTTGTTTATATAGCAATAGAAGAATATTTGAAACCGTATAATGTCCCAAAGATCCATTTTTACTACCTTTTTAACTTGATTTACGATAGCCATTAGCTTACCTTAATTTTAGTTTCATCAAAACTTTTATTAGGTTTTTCATCTCTATCTTGTTGAGGAGCAGGAGCTTCAATCTGAATTCTTCTAGATTGGGCTAATCTAATACGTAACATTGCTTCTTCTTTTCTAGCTAAAACCTCTAAGTACTCTGATTCTTTAGATAAAATAGCAATTAGGTTATCGTATTCTTTAATAGTTTCTTCCTTCTTTTCAAGAAGTTCTTGTTCTGTGTAATTGGTTTTTTCTGACATATTTAACGATTTATACCGCTAAATTAAATTATTTATTTTAAATACAAAAATTTTTATTAAAAATAATAATAAAAAAAACACCCTACTATTTGAATAGAGGGTGTTAATCTTAATACAAGAGCACAATAACAAAAGAACAATTAAAACAATTCCTTACAAAGTTAATCTTTTTTTTCTTTAGGAGAAAATTTTCTTATAACACTTTTAAACAATGATGTGCCTGTTATCTTTTCAATATTTTCATCAATGGACTTTATTTCAGAAGCTGCTATTAATCCGGCAATTAGCTTCATAATCATCATTCCGGGTAAAAAATTAAGCTCTAT